GTTTCTTTCCACAAAGACGCTAAGAATACCGTCTGCCATTTCAGCACGATCAACCTCCATATACTCTCCAAGAGCAAAGGTGCGTGTGAACTTTCTGGTTGCGATACCCTTATGCAACACCTCATTAGAAGTGTCTTCGGTTTTCTCACCCTTGATAATAAGACTTCCATTATCCATAGAAACCTCTACTTCGTCTTTGCTGAATCCAGCAATCGCCAAAGATAGTTTGTAAGTGTCCTCATCTAATTTCACCAAGTCATATGGTGGAAATGATTGACGAGCAGCCTCACGATGGATATTTGAAAGACGGTCCAACTCTCTGTTGAAACCAATAAAAAATGGATCCCTGAAAAGATCCATACCAAATGAACTTACCATTTTTCCTCCTTGTTAAGCGAGTTCGTTTTATACCCCCCTTTGGGCAGGTACATATAAATTATACCATATGCTATAATCAATATATGAATAATGATGATAAAAAAATATTCATTTCTATTGTTGCCTATAAAGATGATGCTGATGAGATTGAAGAAACAATAAATAATTTAGTAAAAAATGCCCATAGGCCAGGCAGATTAAGATTTGCTTTATGTCTACAAACAAATAAAAAATATGATTTTTCTCATATCGATGCAAATATTGTAGGAATTGTTTATTTTAAAGAAGATGAGCCATTTGGAGTATCAAGAGCAAGATCAATTTTAAAGGATATGTGTGTTGATGAAAATTATTTTTTACAAATTGACTCTCATTCTGACTGTACAAAAAATTGGGATTATTTGTGTATTGAAGATTATGAAAATCTTGTAAAAGAATCTGAAAATAAAAAAATAGTATTATCCTGTAAACATTTTATGAGTCATGATATTTATAATCAAAAGTTTAATTATATCTATAGAGATAACGATAGAAATAATCCTTTGTTATATCATAACTTAAGATATATTTTTGGTGTACCTACCGTTGACAATGGTCCATTTTATGAAAACTTTAAAGAATTTTTTGATAAAAATAAGATTAATCATTTAGTTAAAACTCAGTTTCTTTCAGCACATTTTGTTTTTTCTGGAAGGCCTTTCATAGAAAATTTTAGGATGTCTCATTACATTTTATTTTATGGAGAAGAGCCAGAATTTTCTCTCCGATTATTCTGCGAAGGGTGGGATATTTATAATTATTATGATCGTGCAATTATAGTGCATGACTCCAGTAGATCGATGCATAATAATAAATTTAAAGAACTGCAACACGAAAATGCGTACCCGATAATTCAAAGTTATAGTAATGAAAAAGAAGTTGCCTTATTGTTTAGAGAAGGAAAAAATAAATTTGTAGATGTAAATAATTGTGAAAGAACTTTAGAAGATTTTTATAATTACCATCAAGTATTGCCACATAGAAGGGCATATAATCTAAGTATAGACTATACCGATGATTGGGTTCATAATAAATTTAAAGACTTACCTGGACACGGTCCTTACACTGCAGAAGAATTTGAAAATGAAATTAAACAAACCAACAAATTAGTTTAATATTTTTTTAATTTTTAAAACATCATCATCTAACTGTTTGTTTATATAATTACTAAACTCTAACTGATCTTCTTCTAGTGAAGACCATCCAGAGTTGTAGGTCTGATCAATATCTGATTTTTGATTTAAAGGGTGCATATGTTCTAAAATAACATTTGGATTGTAGTATAGCCTATTAATAGCCAATCCAAGTTCTTTCCAAAAATTATCAATATAAAAATGTTTTAGAGTTGTTGGTGCCATAAAGCCTAACTCTTTTATTATTTGAGAACTAATAACAACATTGTTAGGTAAGTTTTCTTCTTGTAGCAAATCATTACCATATGATATTCCAATATTATCTCTAAGTGGTCTAATTAATACTTCGTCCCATCCGTATGTTCTCGGCTCAACATCATCACCAAAAAATGCTATGTATTCATATTTATCAATGAGTGATAGTGCTACAGCATTTAGTTTTTGATTTAATTTCATTTGAGGCAAAACTCTATAATGTATATTAGGTAATGCTGGATATAAATCTATTTCGTCTTGATCTATTACAACATATAGGTCAGACTCAATAGAAGTATTAAAAAACAATTCATGTAGCCTAATTATATGATTAGGCCTGCCTCTTGATGGAACTATTGTTGCTATTTTTTTCATATTAAGCGGGCTAATTTTTATCTTAGCCCGCTCAACTTTCTACTCTTATAGCATTTGCTGTGGCTTAGAAGAGCCACCAGACTTCTTTATAGCCTTTTTTACTGGAGCCTTAGCCTTAGCCAAAGCCTTTTCAACATCGCTAACTTTTGGCATTCTACCAAAAGCCTTGTCGTTTGGATTAAGCGCTCTTGCTGCTACTGGAATAAGAGCACCAACGAGTGCTGCCCAGAGATCTTTCGGATCTGTTACTCCAGATACATAAAGAGCAGATGCAGCACCAACTACAGAACGAGCATATGATGCAAGCATTGCTTTCATTTTTGCGTCCATTTTTTTCCTCCTAGGATATGAACTTAGTTATGGCATCGTAACCTAGCCATAATCCAATTATACCAGCAACTCCAGCAAATACTGGTGGGGCTGGCACTGGAAGTTTAAAGGCTGCAAATATTACTCCACAGCCAAAGCCTGTTAATATCGATAATACTATCTCTTTCATTTTTCTCCTTTTATATTTTTTGGATGATCTAGTGGGGTGGGAATTGTCAAAAGAGCACCGCACTGAGCACACTCAGAATCAAGAAAATACATGCCTATTTCATAATCTTCTGGATCAAACTGTGCTACTATTTTAAATAATTTACTTCCGCATATTGGGCACTGTGCAGTAGGTACTCCTCTAGCATTAATCATTTGGTATTTCTTCTGGGATAAACTTTTTAAGTTTTTTATATTCTTCAGAAATTTTCTTCATTGTTGGGTTAAGTGGTGTGCTTATTACTTCTCCATATTTATCAAAATGATTAATTTCTCTTTCTACATTCTTAATAAATTCAGAAATGCCAGCCTGAACATCTTCTATATATTTATATGCAGAATCTCTTGATTCAGAAATAAATTTTACAAAGTCTTCGTTACCTACAATGTTTTGTCTAGATAGTTCTTCTTTTAATTGTTGAGAAATAATACTTTTTTCCATTACTTCAGAAAATAAATCTGCAATTAATTTTTTTGATGTCTGTCTTAGTTTTATATTTTCTGATAATAGGTATACAAAAACAGATAAAATTATTATAAATATAAATAAATCAATCATATTTAATTCCTATATGAAAAATAATTTCTCCATCTCTTGGAAATTCTTCGTCAAACCATATTTCAGAATTAGATTCACTTGACATTATCAACCCCATACTCATGTGTTGGCCAGTAATATTTGCATGGTTCTTTACGATCTGGACAGCATGGGATATTGTATGGACTATCTACTGCGTACTGATATCTTATATAGTAGATAGGATCTTTCTTAAATAGATTAGCCTTATGGGTTGTAGTTATACGCATCATAATATTATTGTCTTGTGCCCAAAATGGAATGCCTTTACCCCACTTGTCACTATAAATATCTTTTAACTCATTTAGGTTGGATAGATTTTTATCTATTTTTATTCCTCTTCTTGATGCCTCAACAACCATAATGTTGGCATAACTAAATAGTGCATGCTCTTTATTTTTCCACATCAAGGCAGCAGGGTGATTACGCCATGCGCCAGAAGGTGATGCTCCAGACAATACCTTAAGAATTTGATATGCCTCAAGTATTTGTTTATTTAATCTTTTAGAATCAAGTATTTCTGCACATTCTGATATCACAGATGACGGTAAAAATGTTTGCATTACTCTTTCCCACCTTCACGAACAAGAAGAACAATGGCTCCATTGTCTTCTAGGGCCTTTTTAACCCTTATCATATATTCTACAGCACGACGCTTGTCTTCGTCAAGTAGTGACATAAAAGATTTTTCTGAGGCACGGACAGTGATAAAACTATCATTATCCTCAATAGATAAATTAAATCCTTTAGGACAAAAGTGACTCAAAGATCTAAATGCCCTTGCCATAGAATCTGTGTACATTAATCTTCTTTTCTCATAGCAGCATAAGCAAATATATCATCTAGAGACGACCATCCAAGATCTTCAGAAATTTCTAAGGCACCTAAAAAAATATTCCAGGTTTCCTCTACATATTTACTAGAAAGTTCATTTTGATCTACAATTTTTTCTGAAAGCATATATGATAAGGGTAATCCGATATCGTTATACTCAAAAAAATCAGACAGATCTTCTTTATCTCTATAGTCTAGCCATAGTTGGCCCATAATTCTACATTTATTTTCAAAAGTTGTCATTAAATCTCCGTTGTTAGGTTTTGCCAAATTTCTGCCCAGGAAGCCTTGTCTTTGTGGTTATTAAATTCTTTAGATATAACTCCACCTTCTAAATAAATTCCACCCCAAACTCCCCACTCTTTATTAGAAATTCCAACAGCAAAACAAGTTTTTGATACAGGACAAGATAAGCATAACTTATCTATACCTAGCCTTAAAGATTCATCATCTTCATACTTTTCAAAAAATATATTTGTGTCATATTCAAAGCATGAAGCATTATCTTTCCATTTATGCTTATTCATATTATCTTACAAACTTATCTGGAATTTCCCAACCGTTCCTGTTAGGAACAAACCTACGAACCATCTGCCATTTTCCATTAAAGTATTCACCATACTTAGACGTTCTTCCTTTTTCTGATGCATATCTATGCACGACTGTCCAACCATCCCAAGATAATGATTTGTTATTTGACACAATTTGATCCATTTTTTCTAAGTTATCTATTTGCATTATTACCTCTCAGTATTTAAATATTCCGACTTCTATATTATTTAACTCTGCCTGACCAACAAGCCTGGATGACTTTTCATTAGGCTTACAAAGATAGGCGAAGTAATTGACTGTATTTATATTCTCGTCAATCCATGATGGTGGAACCTTGTACATCTTTATCTTTATGCCCCGTGATTTTAGGCTTCTTTCTGATACATTGACAAATTCTGTACACATTGCGTTAACATTTGCAGGACCAGCAGAATAGATATAGAAATATCTGTCCTCTTCTGATATGCCTGAAAGGGCTACGCCCATTGCACGAAGAAAAACCTGGTAGTCATCAAAACTACTAGAGCCCTGAACTCCCACTATCATCTGTATTCCTATCTGTTAGTTTATCCATTATGAACAACATCTTATCTAATTCTACACTATTGATACCCATCATGTCAACTATTCTGGCACTTTCCTTAATAACTCCACTTTCATTTGTATCGGCAACATATACTGAATTATTTGCTATCCAATATGCTAGGCCATCTATAAAAATAATCCGTATATGATTTCTATCTCTTATGTTTCTAGCCTGAGTCTTTTTTGGCTCCTTGGCAAAATCACTTAATGATAGGTATGGCTTAACAACTTCATGGATACTGCTTTGTCTATATGAAATTTTAACTGCCTGAGTTACTGGTTGTGTTTTATTAAATTTATATGACCAAACAAATAACAATATAATTGTAATGATAGATCCAATAGCATATTCAGCCATATCAATATTATATCACTTAAGATAGTTTTTAATAATCTCTTTTAATGTTAGCCTATTTTCTTTACTTAATTTAGATATTTCTGATTCATCCATAGCCTTGTCTGTAATAAAGACTTGAGGGTTTTCCCCAGTAACATCCATTTCAATAAATCCATTTACCCATAAACTCATCATTTCTGAATGAAAATAATTAGTAAACTCTTTATGTAATTCTGGGTTTACATCTTTAAGTTTATCTGTAAAAGTATATAAAAGTTCACCAGTCTCTACATCAATACCAGCAACTTCTAATCCTCCGTTTAATATTAAATCTTCTATCATTTTTTCCTCATCCATTAGTAAGAATCGCCCTGTGTTCTATTTTCATCTAGACGATCTCTTTCGTCTATAATTTCTTCAGCAAACTTCATCATATTCTCATAACCTACAGCATTGTCCATTGCTTTATTGTAATGATGTCCGCAAAATAATAAATCTCCAACCTTGCCTATAATCTTTACATAGGCGGGGGCATTACATCTATCACATCTATCTTGTGCATTTAGCACATAATCTTTTTGCGCCGATGGATGAACTAACATTGTATTCATATTATACCCTCCGATTATCTGTTGAATAAAAACCAGGGCCATTGAAGACTGCCCCTACTTTAGAGTATACACGAGTTAGGTCATTATTGCAAACATCACAGGAATATCCTGGATCATCTTCTTTAATTGACCTAACTTTTGTATATTCTTTATTACATTTATTACATATATATTCGTATGCTGCCATTACATTTCCTTAACTTCTGGATGATCTAGGTTAACCTGTGTATGATTCCTTGCTCCCTGTAAATTTCCTATTGGTATAAAAAACTCATGATTGATACGTTTAAAATGTTTTTCTTTTTCTGGCAAATCATCTTCCCAATATATTGCTTCGGTCGGACAGGCTGGCATACAAGCACCGCAATCTATACACTCTTCTTGATTGATATAGAGCATTCTTCCTCCCTCATAGATACAGTCTACGGGGCACTCCTGAATGCATGACTTATCTTTAACATCTACGCATGCAGATGTGATTACGTATGCCAATTATTTTACCTTTTTCTTTTTAGCCTTTACTTGCCAAACAGGTATATTTAATTGATCTCCAGACCATTCATATCCTAATAATTTTACTACAAATTTAATTATTCTAATTCTCATTATTTTAATCCCTTTCCCCACTTAGCCCATGCTCTTTCGTGTAGGTAATATCCAGTTGATTCCCATGCCATATATAATAAAGCACCCAATCCAGCATATTCCCACTCTCCAGTAAAAACATATATCATTCCAGCAACAAAGCCTAGATGTACCATTTGCCATGTAATGGTTTTAATTAAACTTTTTTTATTTGAATCATTCATATCAATATTATATCACCTGTATAGAGTTTCGTCAAGTTTATGAAAATCAAAAAACCCTCTGATATCTCTTGGTCTTTTTATGTTATCGTCATATTCCATATTTTTTAATATTGACCAAAACCAATTTAAACCAGACTGATCTTTTTCTATATCAAAATACTTTGCAGTATAAACCTTACTACCATTATAATTAAATTCTTCTATACCGCCTTCCTTATGATCTGCCATATGGATATGATATTTGCTCCTTGGCATCCATATATCATAACCAGTTGTATATATATTGATTGCAGTTTCTTCTTGGTCGCCCAATATAAATATTTTTTGAGATATTGAAAACATATCAAACCATTTTGATGGGAAAAAAGAAAATCCTCCAGAAAAAATATTTTGCATATGTGGTATTAACTCTGGACGACTCTTATCTCCTGAAGCAAAAGTCATAGTCGGTATACTATTTCTCATTCTACCCTGATAGTCAACGTCTGGAATTTCTCTACCTACTACTTCTTGAAATTTTCCTTTATCTATATAAAATTCATACATAACATTTTTTTGTTTTTCATTAAAAAAACTATCATTATTAAAGTATTCATCTAATGCATTTTCATACTGTAAATGTCCTATGTTTATAGTATTTCCAAAACTACCAGATATTATTATATTTTTATTTTCTGCGTTTTCAACTCTATCAAGGTAATCAAAAATTAGTTCTTCGTCCCACTCTGGCATAAATATAACGTGAGAGTCTACTATTAAAACAAAGTCTTCATCTGTTTTAAATTGTGACAAAATTGATCTTGGCTTATTCATTCCTAATTTTTCACCTTTAGGAATTATATATCTATAAACCTTGTTCGAAATATGGCTTGTATCTACGACATGATCTTCATGATGTGATATGGCGAATGATAGTCTTTCAGGATATTTTGCACGTTTAATTGCAGACTCTATTGTATTTATCTGAAAACGTTCGTAATATCCTGAAATGACTAAAAGTATTTTTTTCATTTAATTACTTTTCGCTGGTTCCACACCTTTTCGCTGATGGATCGCTGCATCTTCAGCAGTTGGAATTTCAGACCATGGTATTGCTGGCAAAACTCCATTTTGTTCTAATTTAGATTGTTCTTGAAGATAAACTTTATCAAACATATAACGTCTTTGATTTTGAAAATCTCCAAAAACTTTTTCATCTCTAAACCATGAACCAAAATTATATTTTTTGTTTAGTTCTGAATCTCTATTCTGTAGCGGAGACTCAGATGGTACACACCAATGATCTTTATTTATTAGATGAAAAAATATTGCTTGATAGTATTCATTCGGATCATCGTTTGCCCATGAAGGTCTGTAATGATAATCAAACTGAGGCTGACATATAACTGCTTGGTTTGGCTTGCAAACAAAATTTTCAAACTTTGCTACAAAACCCCAGTCACGATTGCCACCTATTTGTAAATCAATCATATAAGATCCAGGTGCCCAATCGATGTGTAGTGGTAACTTGGGGACTCTTCCCTCTGAGGTTATCTGATGATGTGCATACATATGATAACCGAACATAACATCATCTATTTCTAAAAGGCTTTTTACTTTTTCTACAGCATAGTCAATAAATTTTTTAGGAATATCTATTCCCTCTTCCCATTTATTCATCTGATGAGAAAAGTCTACTTTTGTTAAATCATAAGAGTTACAAATTTCAACTAATTCATCAAACATTTCTTGTGGGTAAAAGTTGTCTACCAAAAAAGGTTCAAAAAACTTTACGTTTTTTGTAAAAATTGATTCTATTTCTAAATATGTATCCTTGTCTAGATACTTCCAGTCAATATTCTCTTTGTCTGGATGGTTAATATAAAGTGTATGTCCTGACATGGTTCCTCCTATTGATATTCTACCATATAATTAATACCTGTAAAGGCCACCTTTGCCTCCAGATTCCATTAATTCTGGTACAAAATCAACTATAACAAAACATGAATAATTAGATTTTGAGGGGTATCCTATTGAGTGATAATTCAAACCATTAAAACAAAATGCCTGACCCATTTTTGATTTTAACTTATCAGTTATTACAAGATGCTCTGTAGAATGGTTTGTTCCAAACACCTGATCATAGACTGCCAATTCAGAATCAGAATCATTCACAGAATAAATAAAGGTATCATGCTTTCTTTCTGTATTTATAGACGCTGAATGTGGTATATCGTTTGATTTTGGTAATAAAATTGCTGATACCTGTAATATTTGTTTTGTTTTAAGTTTATTTTTTTCAATAAAGGAGTTAAACATTTTTAGTATTAATGTATATTCTGGAACTGATGGTGGTATCATAAATACCATTCTGAAATCTTCTTTACGCATAGATTGTTGAACTGAAAATCCAAACATTGAGTCTGTAATACGAGGATTATACCTCCAAAATCCATGTGAATTTTTTCCAACTAGCATATTCATAAGATCTAGTTGATCTTTTTTACTACAAAATTCTGAGTCTATAATCATGATTACCTTTCTAGCATTAATTATATCAGAGCCTCCTGTAGGATTTGAACCTACGACAACCCGCTTACAAGGCGGGTACTCTACCCCTGAGTTAAGGAGGCGTATCTCCAACGGGATTCGAACCCGTGTTGCCACCGTGAAAGGGTGGAGTCCTAGGCCTCTAGACCATGGAGACTTGGCGATGCGTACGAGACTTGAACTCGTGACCTCTACCGTGACAGGGTAGCGTTCTAACCAACTGAACTAACGCACCATTGCTGGTCTGGTAGGATTCGAACCTACAACCCATCGGTTAACAGCCGATTGCGCTGCCATTGCGCCACAGACCAAAACCTGTTAAGGAATTAGGTTAACAGTTTTTGCCAATGTGTTACCAGCAACATACTGTGCTGCAGTTGCTGCAGTAGCAGATGATGTTGTTTGTGGCACCAACATAGATCCTACATTGTAAGAAAATACATTAGCAGGAGTAGATCCTACATAATCTACAGAAGAATCATGATTACTATTGTAAAGCATCCCACCAATACCCGCTGCTACCGAACTTGACTCTGCAATACAAGCAGGGTACTCAACTGGACTACCTGGCTTATTACCAGTAGAAATAAATACTGGCACATTGACAGAACTTAAGTATTTAATAGTATCTTTAATTGATGCATCTGTCTTGCTATTAGTTGTCCTGCAAGTTCCATTATTTGCAGATCCTCTAGAGATAGATACAGCAGAAAATTTAGAATAGTTATTCTTTACAAACTGTAAAGCCTGATCAAGTTGCTGAGCAGTAATTGCATTTACATAACTCTTATTGGCATCTCTCTTATTGATAACTACCGTGCCAGAGCGTACAAGCAAAATGTTAATTGAAGCAGATTGCTTACGAGCAACTAAAGCCATAGCATTACCATGATTGACTTCATGTGACGGCTGTGTTGGAATAAGTTTGATGTCATCAGAGCATGCTGTTTGCTGTAATGTGATACATGTTGTATTGCCTGATATTGATCGTGAATCAAAATAACTGTCAATAATAACAAGTGATTTTGTATTTGCTTGTGCCTGTGTTAGTGGTAGCAATGCTGAAACTAAAGCAATTACTAGTAGTGATATCTTTTTCATTTGTTGCCTTTCTGTTATATTAGTATTCTTAATACGTGTTCACATGGGTCGCCTCCTGCTTCCCATTCTTCTATTTCTTCTTCACTCATATACTCATAGCCACCATCATGTGTGTGACAATAAGGATCACTAATCCAGCCTCTTTCGATACCGTTTTGTAACCAAATACCAAATTCCTGCTCCTCAGGAGTCAGATCTTCCATACCCATATGATTCATATATTTAGTATATACCTAAATGCTCACGATGTCAATAGGACCTTTACAAGAAGTTGAGTGATTAATAGCAGCCTGTACTGCTAGGTTTGCTCTCTTTCTTCCATCCTTATAAGACTTAGTAGAATATAAAGATCCAAGTGCTAAGTCTCCTCCAGAACCCATTGCTAAATAATCTTGATCGTATTGTGTTAAAGACATATCCGCTGCATTGTGTTCATAAATCTTACCCTTAACACAAATAATTAAACCGAAGTCTGATGATGGAGAAACATCTACCCACCATTCCTCATAAAACTTTCTTAATGCCTTTAAAAATTTTCCATACATAAATTTATCAATATTAACTCTAGGTTCGGGCATTGGTGGAACAAATAAGTGCTTTATTCTATCTCCATCCATACTTCCTGCATATCCAAATAAATAGCCTTCCTTTTTCCATACCTTTGGACTTGAGGAAACATTTATTGTATTTTCATCTGATACACCACGATCTCCAGCCATATATATTTTATTTGATACTGTATCACGCACAACCGCTATGCAAGTCATTTTATCCCCTGTTTCCTTACTTTAAAATAGTATATCAGAGTAATTTTTCTATGTCAAATGACATTTATTTTGATACTTTATAGCCGTTAGATTTTAATAAATTTATGGCTGCTTGAATTTGTGGATCAACAACTTCTGCTTGTTTAGTTTCTGATGCACCCTTAAATTTAGGACGACCAAAACCTACGATAGAAACCTGTACATTCTTTTTATTTTTCTTATATGCACGAAGTTTCTTTACTACTTCTCCACCATTACGCTGTGATTTCTTTGGATCTCCAGATGTATTTCCTTCAATACACCAAACAGTTCCGTCTTCGTTATCTTTAATAACAATACCAACATGTGATATTCTTTCTACACCGTCTCCAGGAAAATCAAAATAAGCAATATCTCCTGGTTCTGGATCACAAATCTGTGCGTCGTACCAACGACCTGCTTTCTTAAATGCTGCTGCTCCGCCTGGAGTATAAACAGTATTAGGAACTTTTACGCCAGCCTGATCAGCGCACCACATTACGAATGATCCACACCAAGGCTGAAAGTTTGCC